AAGGATTGTGGCCGACACCGAGAGCGCAAGAATCGGACTTCGAGAGCATGAGAATGAGAGCGTATTCCTGGAGGGACAGGCAGAAGGGGAAAGAAGAGGCTCAATATCAGGCTGTTCCGGAGGGGAAAACTGGGCAGTTGAACCCAACGTGGGTCGAGTGGCTCATGGGATACCCTCTAGGGTGGACCGACTTAAATCACTCGGAAACGCCATAGTCCCACAAGTCGTAATACCGATTATGGAAGCTATTAAGGAAGTGGATGAGCTTACAAACGTACCGATCACACGGAGGTAGCCACAATGGAAACATGGCGGGGAAAGCCCGGCGGTGCCCTCTATTGGTACGGGGGTGGGAGTGATAGAGCTTATTAACGTACCAAGAAAAAGGAGATTATCATGAAAACGTTACACAATTCAGATGTTTCAGGGGCACACGAGAATGTTGGCGATTTAACAGTTTTTGGTAATGGCGATATGTTTCAACTGCTTTGCAAGGCCAGTTCAAAAAAGGAAGGCTGGATGAAATCAACGAAGGCGATGGAGATCCCCAATGTCGGCTGTGTTGTGCAAGTGACTACGCAACAAGGGGATTATATCGCTGAAGCTCTGACTTTTGTGCCTCTCGTTAAGATCGTCGAAGATGTCAATGAAGGCCGAAAATTGGCACACGAAGATCCTTTCTAAACAGTACAACAACCTCACCCAGGACAACCTCCCAGCCGGTCGATAGGGGCCTGTTTCTGGGGACTAAGGGAAGTGAGCCGGTTGCTTTGGGTGGGGTTTAACGGGGGTGGTGAGAATGTATATGTGTAAGGAATGTGGGTGGACAGGGGAAGAACCGTTTTCAGATCGTGATGGAGATCCCTATGATTCAAATACAACCTGGTCTAATTTATGCCCCTTATGTTTTAATTTAGTTGACGAAGTAGCCCCGGTATCGGGAGAGGAGAAACATAATGGAAGCCGGAGATAAAATAAGAGTTTTTAAATACATAATGGGACACCGCACAGGAACCCACGATTACATTGTCGAAGAATTTAGACATTGCCTGGGTGTTTTTAAGAGTGGTGCCCACAGAACTGCGGGGCAATTCACTCCATTGAGTGACCTGTATGAGCCAGGGCCAGACAGTGAACAAAAGTATATATCGAACTACGGGGAATACCATACCAACATGATTCAAGCATGGATGGATTTACCATAGTAGCCCCGGCGTCGGGAGAAGGAGAGAAATGGACAAGGATAAAAGAATCGAGATCTTGGAAATGATAGCGGAAGATATGAAAAATGATGCAGAAAAATTCGATGGTCGAGCGTTTAATGGGAGAACCGTTGCTGAGTACAATGGAAACCAGGGGGCGGCTATAGCGGCGGTGGCTAATATTGTTCGGTCGATGTTGGAAAAGGAGAAGTGATGGAAGAGATTATAGCAATCCTCACAAAGTACAAAAAGGATCTGGAGCGTATGACGTGCGCTGAAATCAAAGAAGTCGCTGAGACAGTCGATGCGTTCATGAACGATTATCGGATAATGGAATGGGATGCTGAGGATATGGGGTATGGACTATGAAAACATCATGGCAACGATGGCAAGATTACTTCGCGTCCCCGCCCCCAACGGAAAAAAGAGAGTTTTACATGATTGGGTAAAGCAACTTGGAATTTCTGGTTGGAGATGGTGGGATTATCAGCAAAAAGGATTACCAAACGAAGCTATTTTAAAACATTTTCTTACTTCAGAAGGGAGGGAAGCGTCATGTTAGTGGCTGTTATAGATTGTGAAACCATACCGAACCAGAGTTTACCGGCTGAGTGTATTCCACAGTTTGACCCCTTATCGGTCAAACACGGCCAAACCAAAAACCCAGCCAAGCGTGACGCAAAGGAAGCTGCTGAACGTGCCAAGTTTAATAACGCACTATCCAAGAAAATGAGCCTTCACCCAGACCTCTGCGAAGTCGTGACATTCTGCGGCATGGAATACGACACGGTAACCGGGGAGCATGTAGATACGGTGTCATCAGGCGAGCCCAAAGCCATCGTAGACGCATGGAGATTCATAGAGGGCGCTTACCACGGCTTTAAGCCCATCGTCTCATACAATGGCATAGGGTTTGATTTACCCGTGCTCCTACACAGGGCTATGGATCTCAACATCCCGGTATCGGGGAGAATCTACAAGGACATTACGAAACGATACAGTATCACTCACCACTATGACCTTATACAAGTCCTAGCAGGATGGGACAAGCAAAGGTGGGAGAAACTAGACTTCTACCTTCGAAGATTCGGCATCGGCGGCAAAACCGGGGATGGTAGTCAAGTCTATGGGATGTGGCAGAAAGGGGAAATACAGAAGATTGAAGAATATTGCAAAAACGATGTTTTAAGTACGGCAAAATTGTTTGCCAGGGTAGAGAGTTGGATAGTACCGGGAGTGTCAACAGACGATTAGAGAGGAGATTATCAAATGGGATTAGTAGCGAAAGAGACAGGAAATGGGCAAGATTTGGACCCGATACCAGAGGGAATGCAGCATGCAATTTGTTACAGGTTCTTTGATCTGGGAACACAATTCAATGAGACCTTTGGCAAAAAAGCTAGAAAAGTTTTGTTGATGTGGGAACTACCAGAACACCGAATAGAGATAGAACGCGACGGTGAAACCCTTGATCTGCCACGGGCCATTTCAAAACAGTACACATTATCCCTACACAAAAAAGCCAACATGCGCCACGATTTAGAAAGTTGGAGGGGCCGACAATTCAAACCTGAAGAACTTCAGGGGTTTGATTTGACCAACATCCTTGGGGTTAATGGAACCCTGCAAATCATTCATGTAACAAAGGGAGACAAAACTTACGCTAATATTTCCAACGTCCTCCCACTCGTTAAGGGAGATAAACAAGAGCCTGAAAACCCTGTCAATTATTTTTCATTAGATGAACATACTGAGCTTCCCGAGAATACCCCCGACTGGATTACCGAGATAATCCAAAAGAGTGATGAATGGAAAGCATTGAAAGGAACAGCACAACCGGGAGAGGCGGAAGCTACCGTAGAAGAAGAAGACTCTATCCCCTTTTGAAAAAAAGGTTGACACGATGCTGAAGTTTTGATATAAAGGGAATAACTCGAATGGTAACTAAATGAATATGAACATCCAACAACTTAAGAAGGTCCTGGAAGCCGGTACTCGCAAGAGCCGGGGGGTTAGTTACGCCCTGAGTCTTCCAGGGCCTTTTTATGTCTTTGGAGATGACTATGGAAACCAAAATCTGTTTTAAATGCAATCAGGTCAAACCATTGGAGGACTTTTACACCCACCCTCAGATGGCTGATGGTCACTTGGGTAAATGTAAAGAATGTACCAAGATTGATACAAAACTTAATTATTGGAAAAACCTTGACCACTATAAAGAATACGATTTTGTTCGTAGCCAAACAAAAGAGCGTAAGGAAAAAGCAGTCCAATATCTCAAAGATCATCCAAAAAAAAGATGTCTATACAATAAAAAACATCGTGAAAAGTTCCCAGACCGGCAATATGCGAACAATTTATTGAAGAAAGCCGTTGATTCTGGAAAGATGGAAAGATTACCTTGTGCTCATTGTGGGGCTACACAGAACATCTATGGTCATCATGAAGATTACAGCAAGCCTTTAGACGTTATTTGGTTATGTCCAGCATGTCATTCGACTTTACATAGAGAATATAGGCAGGCATACAGTGGATCAGATTAGTTTTTTTCAAGAATTATATCAATACTGTGAAGGATCTATTGAACTAAGACCATTGCCAAATGCAGGAGATAGAATATTTATTGATTGCACTAATGGTCTCAGTCAAATATCCCCCTTCTGTCAGCAACATCAAAAGAGTCATTTATATTTCGGGATTGCTACCCGTGATGGTAAGGGTGGTGGGGTTGATAACCTTGTTGATATCCCCGCTGTCTGGTGTGATGCTGACTTCAATAAAACCGCTAAAGAAATCCTCAAAAGCAACCTTAAACGATTTCCATTTAAGCCATCCATTATAGTCGCCTCTGGTGGTGGTGTTCATTTCTATTGGTTACTCAAAGAGCCTACACAAGACTATAAGACCGTTGAAGACATAAACCATAGGATAGCCACACAACTTCAAGGAGACGAACATGCGTGTGATGCAGCTCGTATTCTGCGTATCCCAGACACCACAAACCATAAATATCCTGCCCCCTGCAAGGTCCATAAGCACAATCAATTCCGGTATGAACTTGAAAGTTTCTTAGATGTTCTACCGGAAAGTCAGATCAAACCACAGGGGTCACTAATCATAAAAGATCCTGATTGGTTGCCTGGAGCCATGCAGGGAGTAGGGGAAGGGGAAAGAAATAGTACAGCCACTAAGATAGCTGGCTATTGGATTAATAAATTACAACCTGAAGATGTGGCCACAATTTTAGAAACCTGGAATAATCAAAACAACCCCCCTTTATCCCCCAAAGACATCGAGAAAGTTGTCAAATCAGTTACACGATACAAACCCGAAAACCCCAAAACCGATATTGAGAATGTCTACGATACCAAGAGAATGTTGAAGGAATATCGGGCGTATATAGAAGCCCTAAAACAGAACAAATTTGTAACAGGTATCGACAATATAGACGAAAAGATAAGGGGTGTTGCCGGGGGGGAAGTGCTCACAATTATTGCCAGGGCGGGTTCATTTAAAACGGCACTGCTACAAAATTTACTTAGAAATTATGTCAAAGAAACTGACCGGGGAGCAATATTTTTCTCCCTGGAAATGCCAATACCATCTATTACAGAACGCTATTATGAAATGCTGAATGAATTAAGGGGGGATGAAGTTGAAGACCTTTATTTGTCCAAAGATTCAGGAAGCTTGCAAGCCACTTTCGAGAAAACCTTTATTGATGAGCTTCCAAACTTCTTTGTTGTTCCTGTAAAAATAGGGATGTCCGATATCCCAAAGTATATCAAACTTATTGAGGAAAACTATCAAGTAAAGATTGGAGTTATTGGAATTGATTACATAGGCCTTATGGATGCTCACGGAGCCAATGAATATGAGATTATATCTAACATAGCAAAGGGTATTAAAACCACTGCAAAAATGATTGGCTTGCCGGTAATTTTACTATCTCAGGTTTCCCGTAAAGGTGGGGAAGGTGAAACTGAAATCACGATGGACCATGGGAGGGGATCAGGCGCCATTGAAGAGAGCGCGGATTTTATTCTTGGATTATGGCAAGTGGAAAAAGATGAATATGAGGGGGGCGGGTTGATAGTCCGTGAAAAAGAATATGATCTGGTCTGTAAAATACTGAAAAACCGAAAAGGACCACGGGGGGGTAAGTGGGTGTTGGATTTGAACCCAGCAACTTTTGTCATTGGGTCTGACTCTGAGAAATATACAACCAAAAAGAAAACGGGGAAGTGGTAATGACAGAATATTCAAAAGTTCAAAAACGAATTTGGAACAGTAAAACGTTCCTTAGTTTATCCGAAGATGCAAAATTTCTATGGTTGTATCTCTTAACTTGCCCACATGGAAACATGATCGGGTTGTTTGTATTAAAATCTGGATATGCTCAAGAGGATCTTGATTGGACTCAACAACGGTTCACTAAATCATTCAATGAACTGTTAGGTAAACAGTTGTCGAATGGTTGTTTAGGTCTAATAAAATACGATGAGGACACAAAAGTTTTATGGATTAAAAATTTCCTTGAGCATAACCCACTAAAAAACCCAAACCAAGTAACCAGCGCAGTCAATAAAATTAAAGACCTCCCATATTCTGAATTATTTGAGGATGTTAAACTGTTTATTAAACAGTTAGGTAAACAGTTGTATGAACCGTTACATAAACAGTTTGCTAAACCTGTAGCTGTAACTGTAGCTGTAGATGTAACTGTAACTAACAACACATACGTGGATCAGCCCATTAAAATTCCATATCAAAAAATGGTTGATACCTACCATGAGATTTTACCGGAACTGACAGAAGTTAGAAAGTTAACAGAGAAGAGAAAACTTCAGGCAAAAAAGATATGGCTCGATAAAGACATGGTTCAAGATATCGAAAAATGGCGAAGCTACTTAAACCATATCCGGAAGTCTAAATTTCTTATGGGTCAGATAGATGGTAAAACATGGCAAGCTGATTTTGAGTGGATCACAAACTATAACAATTTCGTGAAAATTATTGAGGGGAAATATCACCCATGACCGTACAAGAAAAAGAACTGAAAATTCTCAGGGAGAACAAAGCCGTGAGCATCTTCTGGGTTACCGAGACCCAGGCCAGGGCGCAGAGGATTACTAAACTGGAGAAATCCGGTGTGCTGGTGCGGCACAGGAATGACCCGCGAGATGCCTATCCCCGGTGTGTGTTTACAGTACATGAGGATAAGCTATGAAACAGGTAACACCAGACCCGAAGCCCCGGAAGCGCCTAGTGGATAAGGGCTTTATCGCCTATCTAAAAACCCTGCCCTGCATCTACCAGATTGACGATAAGTGCAGGGAGGCAAACCAGCCTCATCATGACCGGACAGGCTACGGGGACGGTAAAGGGTGTGCGGCCCGCCGGCCAGACGATTACCGGGCGCTGCGTACCTGTGACGCTTGCCATGACTCTCTACACGCTTCGATAGGCCCCCGGTATCGGGAGATGGTTGCGAAGATAGGCCGGGAAGATATTCTGAGAGACCAGATCAACAACCTGTTCGTCTGGGGTAAAATGCAGGGGTGGGAAGTGGAGGTCTATCGGAATGGAAAAATCAGGGGGGTTACGGCTGGCATTGTGATGTTTTATCAAATAGATACTGCGGAAATGTTGGAGAGGATTTTAGATTCATTGATTGATTGGATTGCAAAGGAAAGGGGGATAGGGTGAGAACAGCATATTGGCATAAGATACCAAAGGCGGATCAGGAGGCCATTCTTGATTTTGGTCGAATGACGGTAGGTGAATTCAGGGTCAGATATAAACAACCTGCCTGGTGTACCTATCCTGATGCGTTGGATGGTATGTGGGGTTGTTGGTCGCTGACTACACCGGGCTGGGTGATAAATGAAACATATTGTAAGGATTGTCCATGCCGAAAGGAGAAGCCATGACAGAGACAGAGGCGAAGTATGAAGTACAGGAGCGCCCCGGCATCGGGGGATTGTTGCAAATTAAAGAGGTCGATTTTCAAGATGATCGGCTAGTGTTCTATGGTGAGCTAACCGATGATTTAATAGAGCGCATCGACATGGGTCTGGGAAAGTTCCACAAGGGCCATCAATGGTATTACGGAGATTTTTGGGCTAAATTGAGAGATACCGGCCGTGAATGGACAGACCACATTCCCTGTGATTCGTTGGGCAGACCCATTATTTCAGTGAGTAGGGCAAACACATGGCTGAAGGTCCGCGATAAATTTCTTCCTGAGAGCCGTGTATATAAAAATCTATGGTTTTCTCACTATGAAGCCGTGCGGAGTGTTGACGATGTTGGTGCTCACGATATCCTGGGTGCTGCTGATGGGGCTAAAATATCAGTGGAAGAATTAGAAGAAGTTGTAAGAGGGATGAAGGGTAAACCTAAAACAAAGAAACCCAAGCTGGTTCAGTGTTTATCCTGCGGTAACTGGAAAGCCGACATTGAAGATAAGCCCTGCCTTGATTGCGAGAATAAAGTTCTGTATGGGCGGATAGAAGTCATGCAGGGCATATTCATGGGTATCAGGGACTTTGACGTTCCTGATGTGGGTGTATGCTTCCGGTTTGCGGTTGATGAGTCTATACGGGCGCTGGAGGAGGTGTGAGATGGAATGTATGGAGAAGTGTCCATTCTGTAAGTCAGATGATTTGGGAATTGATAGCAACAGCGAATCTCTTTTCTGGGTAGTCTGTCAAGATTGTGGTGCAGAAGGCCCTCCAGGAAAATCTAAAGAACATGCAAGAGAAATGTGGGATATCCGTGCCTGACCGCTGCAAAGACTGCGCTTCATTAGCGATATTTGAGGCGACTACCGGGACGCGACTACCTACGCTGTCATGCAGCCTGCTATGCCGGGACGTACAATATCAGCAAATAGCGTGTATCTATTTTCAGGAGCGGGAGGTTGATGATGAAGGTAGTTCTGCCAGGGTCGATACGGTCTAAGAAGAACTCAAAGCGTGTCTACAAAATGGGTAAGTTCACAAAAGTTCTGCCGTCTAAGGCGTATGAGGCATGGGAGGATCAAGCCCGGCTATCCCTGGCAATGCAACTGAGGGGTTTAAAGCCAACGACTGAACCGGTTCACGTCAATGCTCAAATCTATTTCA